GCTGCTGAGGAACTTGGCTTTCCAAGTATCGAATTAAGGCGCTCAACAGCCGCGCTTTCGCGCTCTAGCATTTGTTTTCGTTCTAAATTATTCATATTTAATCGTCCTCAAAGCTCAAGGTTATGGTGCTATACATTCAACACAAATTCGAACGCCACTATCCTCAACAATCTCACCATTCCTGAGTATTAATTTTATCCGCAAGCCTTCGTCTTTGTTTGGCGGCAATATTTCTACCGAACTGAAATCAATCTCTTTTCCATCCAGATAAACGATCAGGGCCTTCGTATTTAATTTATTTGCCATTCGACACCTCCGCGCCATAACAAGGCGCTCAAATTGGACGGCTTCGCCGCCATTTAATAAAAAGGTTAACTGGCTGCGCATTCAGCGGGGTGTTCCCGCTGTTTGAGTTCTTCCAGCCACTGTTTTCGCTGCTCGGAAACCTCTGGGTTTCCAGCGCAGTATTTGTCTGCCATCCAATCCTTGTCACCGCACAGTTCACATTTTTCTAATTCTGGTGTTGCCCAGCTATGTCCGCTACTCATAATCGTCACTCCGTAATACCAGTTAACAAGTCAAGGCAGCGCGACACCTCAAAGCTGCGCTTTTCGGGTCGCCTGCTCTCTGGGTTATGTGCCGCAGAGCTTGTTCAGGCTCAGCAGCAATTCAGATAAAACTTCTTCTTCCGTGTCGTAGCTGTCTTCAAGCGAGCGCAAGCGATGTATTTCAGACATAACGTCTTCGTAGTTTTTTGCCAGCACTTGTAGAGCCATTGGGTATAGTCCGCTAAGGCCCTCACGCTCAGCGTCGCGAGCAGCTTTTAGTGCGTCTTCTGCCGTATCGATTTTTTTATACATCAATCACCTCAATATTGTTCGTTCGCACATAACAATCAGTTGCACGCGATGCCGCGTGAACGCGTGGGTTAACTGGTCATTGCACTTAGGCGGTCTTGTGTTTGCTGTGACTCTGCGCTGCGTGCCTTTTGGCTGGGTATTATTTTTAGGCTCTGGGGTGTGATTGGTTGTAGCTGGTTCACTTTGCAGCGGCCGCGTTTAAATTCTTTGTATTGGTGTGCGAGGTGCTCAAAGCGGGGGCCAAAGTCGTTGCGGCCGGTGATGCGGTTTAGCCATTCGTGCACTTCCATTTGGCAGCGTTGGGCGTCGTTGCTAATGACGGTTATTGCGGCGCTGAGGTTGTTGCCGTCGAGCGCTCGCAGTTCGGTTAGGTCGCAGGGAAAGCGGCTGCCGTTGTAAAGGCCTAGCAGTACGCCTGCGGCGGCGAGGGCGCCAGATGTGCCTGGGTGCTCTTGGGTTAGATTCCAAAGTTGTATGAGTGCGTTTGTGTTCATCTGGTCATTGCTCCTTGCATGATGCTGGCTATGGTGCTGTTGCCGGTGCTGGTTGTTTGTGTGGTTTGTGCTTGTATGCGCGTGCAGGTGTCTAGTAATACGGCAGCGCGGTCGGCGTCGACAAAGGCTTTACCATCGATGATGACGCCGGGAATGATCTGTTTTTCTACCCAGGCGCACACGGTGTCGACGGTGACTCCGGCCTCAAATGTTTCTTTTATCCAGCGGCGAGCGGGTGTGAGTTTCATGGTTACGCTACCTTTAATCTTTGGTTGCGGGTGTGGTGCAATTTGGCAATGAGTTTTAGCGTGGGCTTTATTTCTTGCGGCGCGGTGGTGTATTGCATTTTGTTGAGCATGGCGTGTTCGGCGCGGCTGAATAGTTCTAGGTTGCTTGGGTCGCAGTTGGTGCGGTCGCCGTCTTTAAAGCGCACGTTGTGGCCTTTTGGTATAGGGCCAAAGTGCTTTTCGTAAACGAGTTGGTGCTTTAATTTAAAGCGGGTTGGCGCGCCGGTGTGTGGGTCTGCCTCGGCTACTTTTACTTCCGTGTAGCCTTCGGCGTTAATGCGTTCGCTACCCAGCGGGCGCCAGTTGTGTGCGCGCTGGCCTTTTTTAAAGTTGCCGCTGTTGGGTTTCATAACGCCCTTGGTGCCGGTGTTCCATGGTTGTTGATTTTTTACAAATTGACCGGTGCGGCCGCTGTTTATGCGATGGTTGCGCAGCGTGGCGCGGATCTGCTTTTGCGTTTTAGTGGCGTTAAATTTTTGGTTATACGCGGCGGTGAGCTCGGCCAATGATTTGCTGCGATACTCTTTTTTTATCCACTCAAATTGCGCTTGAGTGTGGACGCGCAACTGGCCTTTTAGTAGTTCGCCTTTTTTGCGGCCACAGGTAATTTTGTGGTTTTTGAGTGCGGCGCTAATTTGCGACAGCGTGAGTGATAGGCCAAATTCAGCGTTGAATGCAGCGGTGGTGTCGGCCTTGCCCATTTTGCGGTAGGTTTTACGCAAGAATTCGATGTGTTGTTGGCTGTAGGTGAAGCGCATTATTTGTGTTCCACGGCAAAAACTTCGGGCACGTTTTGGGTGCCTGATCCAAGCTCGATCTTGGCGCGCAGCACTAGGTTTGCATTGGCGACGATATCGCGGGCGATGCCGTTAATTGCTTTGCAGCGTTGAATCTCTTCGGTAAGTTTTTCGCCTTGAATGTCTTCGTCGTTGAGACGCTCCAGCGCAGCAAACAGGTGGTTGTTTAGGTCTAAGAGTTTGTTTTTCATTGCTGGTTGTCTCCGTCTGCTGCCATTTTGCAAGCGCTATAAGCAAAGGCCCATGTAATGGCCACTATAAAAATGAGTAATGCTGTTTTCATGTTCAGCCCCATTTGTAACAGCTAAAGCCGTAGCGACTGGTGCCGCCGTGTTGGGCGGCTTCGCTTATAATTTCGTCTACCGCTGGCCTTACGATCTGGGCCATAAAGTCTGTAAAACGGCAGGGTTGCTTGGTTGAAAAATCGTGTTCTAGTCTCGTGTCGTTGTTTGTTTTGATCCACATCACCACGCGAAAGCGGTGGCGGCGTTTGCCTGGTATATCGAATTTTGAAAACTTGCCGTCTTCGTCGGTGGTGCCTTCAAATACGGCAAAGGGTTTCATGCGGCTTCTGCCGTTTCTTTGGTTGCTTCTGGTGATGGTGAGTTGTATGCCCAATTGGGCACCGTGGGGTTGGTTTCATCGACGTTACGCATTGGTATGATGATGGCGAACGCCTCTATTGCTGGTGCTGATATTAGGATTACTAGCGGGTCAGATTGTCCGCGTTGAATAAGCGTTGTGGCGTAGGCGTTTTTTGGGCATAGCCGAGCCATGGCTTTGTGAAGGTTGCCAAGGTACTTACTGTTAACCGACACTGCGGCGGCGGGTGTTGTTTCGGCTATAGTCTCTTGGCTTGGTATTACGCGGCCAAGGTCTGGGTATTTGCCATCTATTTCTTTAAATGGCCATGCGCTATGCAAATGGCTTTGGTAGTCGCCTAGCTCGCCTGCCACGGGTTCGTTCTGACAGTATGAGTCGGTGACAATGTTTAGGCGGTTGTCGTCAATTACGATAGCGGTGGGTGATTCGCCCAGTAGCTTCGCGCTTTTTGGGCGCTTGGTTTTGCAAATGCCAAGTATTTGGGGAGAGGCGGGAAAAATGAATTCGCGAGAGGCAAATCCGTCTTTGTCGCGGATCATAAGCAGGTGGGCGCCGTCGGTTGCTGCGAGAATCACACCGCCTTTTGCACAAGGTTTTATGCAAATGCCGTTCAGGTAGTAGCGCACATCGTTGCGCGCCATAAATACTTCTAAAGCGGCTAAGTACACCATTTTAAAAATGGCGGTGATTGGCGTGGCTTCGGTGTTGTTGGTGTTATCGGTCATTTTCTTTTCCTCTGCGGTTAGTAGATCTTTGTTTTAGTCTTTTGCCATGCGGCAGCATTGCCAGGCGAATAGCCAAACGAATGCGGTAAATGCAATTGCGGTGGCTATCATCCGGCGCGCTCCTGCTCTACGGGTTTGGCTAGGTCTGGGCATAGCTTGCAAACCAGTTCTGCGCCTGCGTCGGTTACGGCCACCACGGTGCGTTGTTTGTTGATCTGGCCACCTTGCACGGGTATGTAGTAGTTTTGATTGCGCGCCATGAATAGATCGGCGGTTGCCATACGGGTGTAGTCGGGCACTAGGCCGTCGCCGCTGTTGCTGGTTTTGATGTAGCCCAGCTGTTTTAAGCGGTTGCTTACGGCGCGGTGACGCAGGCCGTGTAGTTCACACGTTTCTTTTAAGGTGCGTAACATTGTCTCTTGCCTCGGTTGGCTCGGGCTGTACCACAAGTTGGTGCAGCTGTTGCGTGAGGGTGTGGTTAAGTTCACTAAGCGTCATAACTTGCTGGCTGAGGATGTCTATTTTCTCGTCGATCATTGCCATGTGTTTGCGCATAATTTCGGCGTCGTGCAGCGCGCTAGATAGCCGAGTCACACGCTTGTTTAGCGCGCCTAAATCTCGTTTGTGTTTGTCGTGCCCCATTTCCAGCTTGGTGTTGATGTGCGTTAACTGGCTTAAGCTCTTTTGCAGGCTGCTGACTAGTTTCATAACGTCCATTAAATGCCCTCTGCGTGCGCGATGGTCACGACCTGGTTGCTGCGGCGCGGGGCGTAAATGGCGCTCAGTAGCCGTTTGTCTTGCTCAAGCTTGGCAAGTTGTTGCTCAACTTCTGTAGCGGTGCCAGCCAGTAAGATTAATTCGCCGCGGCGGGTATTCTGGTGTTTGCGCGGTGTTAGCGGCTGTGACTTGCGCCAGTGGGTGAGCAGTGTTACCCAGCTTTTACCGGTGGCGTATTCAAAGGCTTCGGTCCAGCACACGATTGGTGTGGCGGGGCCAAATACGCGGTGGCGATAAGTGCGGCGCACGCCTAGTAGCATCTCGGTGTCTGAGCGGCTGCTGGTTTTTACTTCCATGCCGGTGGCCTCAATGGCTTCTTTGGCGGCGTTGATCACGGATTTAATGTTCATGCGGCGCTCCTGAATAATTGGCGCCATTGTTTCGCGCTGAGTGGTTCAAATGTGTCTGGGGCATCTAAGCCGTTATAGTCAATTGCTAGGCCGGTTTCGCGACGGCCGTTGCGGCCTCCGCGCGCTAAGCGGCCTACGTTTCGCTGGCCTATGTCGGCTCCTATTGCGGCGTGCAAAACAGCCAGCACAAAGAGCAAGCCGCAAAGGTATTTGCTCGCCAGCATGCCGTTTTCCCACGCAATACTTACGGCATGCGCTACATTGCGTGCGTTGAGCTTTTCGCGGGCGCGGTCTAGGTAGGCTTTAACTGTGCAGGCGGCTACGCCCATAATACGTGCGCTCTCTTTGGTGCTGTGGCCTAGGGCGGCAAGCACTAGGGCTTCGCCTTCGCGCGGGCATAGCTCCATGCCGGGGCGATATTTAAGATGCTCTTGGGTGTTCATGCTGCCACCGCGCCCTGGGCTGCCAAACAAATGTGCGGCCAGTCAGTTTGTTCTAGCTCAGCTGCGGCGGTGTAGTCGCCCTGGGCTTTTAGGGTGATGTTGCGCACTTCGCCAAGGGTTAAATCTTCTGGCGGCGTGTTGGTGGCGCGTATGCGTTGCAGTAACAGAGCGCCAAACGGGGCATTGCATTCGCACAAGCCGTGGAACTCGTAGAATAGTTCTGGGAGTGATTGATTGTTTGGCATGGTCGGCCCCTGAATATTGTTTGTATGCCAGGGAAGAATAGCAAATGCTATCGGCATGTCAATAGCGTTTGCTATTAAAATATCATGAGAATGCGATGTGCTGATTTGTATTTTAAGTTTGAGGCATAAAAAAACCCGCGCTAGGCGGGCTTTTTGGGGGGGTGGGGTGGTGTTAGGTGGTGGCGGACTTAATAAACTCATCGTCCGGCGGTAGGCTGGAGGGCAGACCCGATCCGCTTGTAAATACGATGCCGAATTGTTCTAGTTGGTTTTCAATGTGGCGTTTAATGCTCATGTATAATTGGTAAATAAAGAAATTGATTAGCTCTTCTCTGGTTTTTTCGGCAGAAATAGCTCGGTCTACAATCTTTTTGTCTACTTCCCATAGACCTTTGTATTTTGCAACGACGGTGAATACTTTTTCGTCGCTGTCTTCGTCATGGCCAACAAACTTTATGCCTACCTGAAGGGCAATTTTGCATTTGCCATCGGTTTCTTCACAGCTAAGATTGCGCTGAAAGTCTTCTCGGTCGGAAGTGACTTCTAGCATTAGGCTGCCGTTACCTTTGCGTTCCGGGTTAAGGTTTAGCGCGGCAAACTCAAGGCATACCGTTTTGGTGTGCTCTGTTCCGGTGGTAAGGGTATACCAGTCCAGTGGGTTCGTTTTCATGCTGAATCTCTTAGATAATAGCTTTTTGCTGGTATTTAAAATTAATGCGACTTTCTAAATGACACTACATTCCTTTTGCGAATAATGTCTGGGCTGTCTGGTAGCCGCTGGGCTGGGCCTTTGCGCTCAAATGGTATTTCTTGCTTGCCGTAAAGGTGTAAATGAATTTGCTGTTCGTTATTGGTAGACAGGCCTTGATCGACGTATTGGCAAATTAGCTCATTAAGCTTTACACCCTTTTTCGCAGCATTTTTCGCTAGGCTCTCGTGCCTTGCAGCGCCAATACGTATATTAAATGAGCCTGAAAATGGCTTGTCTGGTTGCTTGCCAAGCTCAGCGCAATCTGCAAGATACTCATCTACCGATATCTGAAACTCTTTTTTAAGGTCGGCAAGATTGTCTGCAGCATAGGTAATCACGTCGCGAATAAACTGGATTTTGCCGTGCAGTACAAGATCTTCTAGGCTGGTTTCAATCGAGCCGATATAGCCTTTGTATTCGAATGCGTTGTCTTTGCTCATGATTCTAGCTCTTCTATCCGTGAAATGGCGTCTTTTGCTTGGACAACCATATATGGCTTCAATTCATTACCTGGATGCGGTTGGTGTAGGCTCACAATTTGTTCAGTGTCGGGATTTATAAATTTCCGCCGTGAGCCGCCGCCTGCTTTAAGGCTATAACCATACTGACTCATAAGGGTGATGAGTTCGTCCCATTTAAACGTCTTGGGTTCTGGGCTTGCAAAAAGCTTGTCCCTTAGTTTTTGCTTTTTCGACATCGCTTAGGCGCTGCAACTACTTTTTAGTTGCAGCGCGATTCTCCATTAAAGTTATAGGTAAAGTCAAACAATGTTGCAAGTAAGTAATACCCCTACGTTATTTGTTACCCTAAATGCTGGCAAAGGTATTGCTCGCTAATGATGGCTATATCTAGGCCAGATCGACGCATTTCGGCGGCTTTCTGGATTTTTCGGCCGAAGGAGCTATGCGCCCAGTCTCTGCTGCCTATGCTGCCAACGACAAGATAGTGGGTTGCTTTGGTGGGTGTTTTTTGGGTAATGCCGCCTTTTTCTGCTACGAGGCGTTCACAGCTGGGGCGGGTTCCTAGCTCAAATGTACCTGTAAGCACAAAATTGCGGTCTGTAAAGACTAGGCCTTCTGGCGGTTCGCTCAGCGGTAGCGATGTGCTGGTGGTGCTTACATCAATGCCTTCTCGCTCGATCTTTACTGGGATCCCGGTAATGCCAATTAGGGTGCCTAGTAGTTGCGATTCTTCATTGCTGTCGAGTTTGCCGTCTTCAAGAAAGGTGTCCAAGGTGGCATAAAGCTCTGAGGCGGGCCAAATGTTCAGGCATTCGCGGTGGGCTTCTAGCCATTCCAGCATAAAAACAGCTTCGCTGAAGTTTACTACGCCGTCGGCCAATACACCTTTGCAGAGACCAATAAGCTCGTTAATGTCGCGGGATTGGCGCATGCCAGCATTAATGCGTGCGGAAATAGGTTCTGGGTTGTTGTTCATAAAGCCTCCTTGCCGTATTGATAACTGTTTTTTTATACAGTAATATTTTCTTTCCTAGTGATTAAAACAAGCGATGTGCGGAAACCGCTAGGGTGGTACTTGTTGTTATGGAAAACAAAACGGTAAAGCTCGTTGTTAGTAAGATTTCTTACCGCGACCAAGTTTTGATAGCTGGGCGTATTGTGCGGGCTAGAGTCGAAGGGACGCAGCCCTTACCAGTTGCTTTACACCGTCCTCGGAAAGCTCGTTCATGATGTCAGTAATGGCTTTCATTAACTCCTCCTCGGTCGCGCCTTTTATGATGGCTGAGGTGTCATTGTCGAGGTCAAACCAATTAAGTTTAAGATGCCATTCAATTTTTCTTGCAGCCTTTTCCCCGAACGGCCGGTGTTCATTTCGTAGCTGCGATATGTAGCTAGCATCAATATCATGGGCCTTTGCAAAGGTCGCGAGCTTTTCATCGCCAATTAGTTTGTTCAGGTTGGCGAGTCTAAGCGCTTGCAATTCTTCAATTATCTGTTCGTATTTTTCCATGCTCATTAGTTTCTAGTAGCGATAGCAAACAGTAAATTGACAAACGCTATTGACTATACGATAGCGTATGCTATTGTTTTGCTCATGAACGACGACTCAGAGCACCCAATTCTTATCGCGGCGAATGTATTTGGTTCGCAGCGAGCTATGGCCGAGATACTTGAAATTCACCCGTCCATGATTAGTCAAATTGCCCGTGGTCGTCGGAAGGTTCCAGCGCCTATGTGCAGGCGAATTGAATTGTTGACCAGTGGTTTAGTCACTCGATACCAATTGCGTCCTGACATATTTGGTGAGCCCTCGGAGGCGGCTTAGCTGAAGGTCGGTATCTAATTTAAATCCAGCTTAACCCATATTGGGTTTTTCAATAAGTCGCTAATTGGCGGTGTTAGACCGCGTTGATCGTTAGGAGGCAGTATGCAAACTCAGGCAGCAGTAGTTCCTCAGCCGGTTCCGGCACCTCAAGCCATTAAGTATTTTTCGCCCATTGAGCGCAAGGTGCATAAGGCTTTGTTTCGTTATGGCGACAGCGGCGGTTCTATTTATGAGATTCGCAAGATTGTGGGGCAGGCGGTTCACCAAGGCACGATTCGCAATAGTTTGCGCAATTTGATCGATCGCGGCTTGGTGGTGGTGGCGGGTACTACGTGTAACCCAGAGCGCATGGCGCGTGATGTGGGTATGAGTGATTTGTATGTGGCGCGGGTGCCTGAGTAATGCTGGCGCGGTGGTTGTTTCGGTATAGCGGTAATTTGCCCTGTAGGCGGATTGATCGCGATGTGGGAAAGCGGTATTTGGAGCGTTATTACCTGGGTAAATTCTTGGGATTTACGGCGTATTTGCATCGTTTTGTTGATGCGGACCGTGATGAGGAGACGCACGATCATCCATTCACGGCGCTGGCGGTATGTTTGGCTGGTGGGTATTGCGAGGAGCGTTTGACGCATGTGGATTTGCCCGGGGCGCCGAGTATGGTGATGCGTCATATTCGTGCGGGTAGCGTAAATTTTATTCGTGGCGGTGGGCTTGGGCGTGGTGATTTTCATCGCATTGTGGATGCGCGGCCTGATACGTGGACGCTGTTTTTGCATGGTTCTCGGTTGAGTAGCTGGGGCTTTTTGCGGCGGCAAGCACCGGGTGTGGTGTATGTGCATTATCGCGATGTTGTGCGGTCGATTCCTGAGCCGTTTCCCGGTGCGTATGGGCCAGATTGGCATACGGTTGCACCCAAGGGTAAGGATGCTGATCGGGCGGCTTTTGGGGGTGTGGTATGAGATATTCCGAGCGTGTAAGAGAGTACATGGAGGACTGTTGGGAATGGTGGGCTGAGATATTCGGTTTTATTTATGATTATTACAGCGAAGACAATTGGGCAGAGCTGCGCTTTTTTATTTTTAGGGCCATGTTTGTGTTCGTGTTTACGTTTGTTATGACATTTTCATTGCTAACGTGCGTGCAGCTCAAGTGATTACTGCTATGTGTATTTGGATGAATATTCTATGACTGCTTTTTCTAGTACTAATCGTGCTTCGCGGGCGGCGTCAATTGCTGAGCTGGCTGTTGCTGATGAAATGCTGTGGTTTAGATATTTATGCTGTGCATTATATAAGTTACCAAGTTCATCGTTGTATTTAGTTGCCGCGTCTCTGATTTCAATAAAGTACAGATTTGCCAATGTTTCAATACGGCGACCATGCCGCGCACTTCCAATTGTTAATAGTTGCTCGCCGTCGATGGCGCAAAACACAGATTCGACCCAGTCGTGGCTGTCTGAAACGCGTTCGGCTAATTCTTCATATTTTTCTCTTAGTAAGTCTCTCCGTTGTTTCTTGTGCTCGATCCCAACGCGCACTGTTTTAAATAGTTCGCCCGCAATAGCGCCAAAGAGTGCTGATCCAGCTGACAACAAGGTAATGAGGATTGTTTCGTTGACATCCATATCTGTAAGTCTCAGGGGTTTGAAATTTGAGTATTGAGAATAGTGTAATTAGGCGTTTGGTGCATCACTTAAGGAGGTTGGTGGTTTATCGCCAATGCTTACCGGTTAAGACGCATGTAGCTGCCTGTCGAGCTGTTGCTGGGGGTGCGGTATGAGTTGTTGTGATGTGGATCCGCGTGTCTTGCACGGGACTTTAAATGCGGTGGAGGTTTTGCAGCAGGAGTTGGATCACCAGCGCATGCTTACCCAGATGTATAAAACCGTGGCGAATAATCGGTTGATGGTAACGCATGATTTGGTGGTGCAGGCGTCGTCGTGTGGCGGTATGAGTGCGGCGCAGTGTAAGAAGTTGTTGGCTAGCCTTGAGAAGTCGCTGCTGCTTGTGGAGCGTGATGGGGGTACTGGGTAATGTCGTTGATTGTGCGGTTGACGGATAGTGAGGAGGAGGCGCTGCTGGGTTTGCGGCACGAGGCGCGAATTTTGTACATGCTTGGTTTGCGGCCTTTTATGGATTTTAAAACGGGTATTGTTGGCCGTAAGCGTGTGGTGTGCCATAAGGGGTTTATTGAGTTGCTTGAGGTAAGGCCTGATCGCGGTAGTAAATTGGGCGCGGTTGTGCCGGTGACCAAGTCTGGTGTGCGGTCTCTTTTGTCGTTGCTGGAGCGGTGTGGATTAGTTGAGAAGATTGAGCAGCGGCGGCGTATTGATCCGATGGTGTTTAAGTTGCCGCTTGCGGACTATGACGAAAAAATCCGTATTAGTGAGGAACGTCATAGGAACGTCATAGGAGCAGCGACACAAAGAACAACACAAGAAAAAAGTAAAAATAGCAATAAAAATCAAGGAGATAATAAAGCCAAGCCCAACAGCAACAACATAGAGCAACGACATACGCAAAACAGCGAGCAACGTCATACCTCCGTACTTCCGGTAAATAACATAATAACTACTAGCGCGGCGGTGATCGATTTTCGGCCACGGGAGTCGAGTTATCAAAACAAGGTTGATCAGTGGGTGCCATCGTCTGACGTGTGGGCAATGCTGAAAATGCGCGGTGTTGATCCGGTCTATGCGCAGGAGAAGCTGGGCGAATATCAAATTTATTGGCGAGATCGCGGCACTGAGAAGGTTTCTTGGGATTCGCATTTCATTAGCCATTGTGTTCAGCAGTGGCGCATGTATGGCCATGTTTGGCGTGCGGCGGCGTGTGCTGAGGGTGAGCAAAAAGGGTTTATTGATAAGCATCTTGATCGGTCTTGGGCTGACGGCATTGGGGGTGAGGAATGATTGCATGGATAGATCGTTTATTGGGCCAGTGGGCTGAGTGTGTGCGCTTGGGTGATACCGATTTGGCGGGGCTTGGCTATCCGTCTGGTTCTGGGCCGGTAGCAGTTGCAGAGTTAAGCAGGGCGCGGCGCAGTGGTGCAGACAAGCGCACAGCGGTGGTTTTGCGCGCTGGTTTGTCTGCGGGTGCTACGGCGCATGGTGTGGCAACGCGGGCTAGTCGGGTGGCAAATAGGGCGCCCATGCGCGGCGACATCGAAAGGCTAGACCGGTTTATGTCTGCGCAGTTAAGCGAGGCTGATAAACGCTTGCTAGAGGTGTTTTATGTGGATGTGTTTCACACGGCGGCAGAAAAGGCGGGCGTGTTGGGTTTTGCGGTGTGTGTGATGTATCGGCGGCTTGATGAATTGCACTTGGTGATTGATCGGTATTTTAGGCCTAATGCGGTTTTGCGTGAGGACGCGCGCTTGAATGCGCTTGAGTTACAGCGTTTGATGTTGGCACTTTCGGCGTAATCAAGTCGCTAATTGGCGATTTTTTAAATTATTTTTTAGTGCGTAATTATTTGAATTGTATTTGGTTTATTGAGTTACCCACAGGCATGGACATTTTGTCTTGTTGAATTTTGAGAAAATACCCACTATGTTTATGTCACAGTCGCAATACGTGACTGCCAAATAAGCCCAGCCATCGCGCTGGGCTTTTTTATTCGTGCTTGATACAACGTGCGCCGAGCACTGAACGGCTGGCTAGCAACGCTGGCTATGTTATCTAAATGGCGCTCGGTCGGTGTGGCATCCGTTTAAGTTAAGTTAGCCTAAATCGAATCTGCGTTTGCCCTCCTTGTGAGGGCTTTTTTGTTTTGGAGTTCACAATGCTAAACGTAAAGCAACTGCGAGATTATGTTGTGCGTCCGGTGTTGCGTGAGCTTAATGCGTATAGCGAAGCGGCAGAGCGTTTGATTTTGGGTACTGCGGCACAAGAAAGCCGGTTTGAGTATATCCACCAATTGGGTGGTGGGCCTGCTTTGGGTTTGTGGCAGATGGAACCGGCTACGCATAACGATATTGTTAATAATTATTTGAATTATCGGCCTGAGATGGCAGCTGCTATTTTACGTGCTTCTGGTTGTGCGGGCTTTGAAGCAAACAATTTACTTAAGAATGTTTCTTACGCCTGTGCATTCGCTCGGGTGCATTACTTGCGCGTGAAAGAGGCGCTGCCGTCTGATCTGGATGGACAGGCCAAATACTACAAGATCTATTACAACACGCCGCTGGGCAAAGCCACTGTGCATGAGTACGTGCAGAATTATAAGCGTTTGGTTGAGCCGAACATTTGACTTTTTAGAGCGGGTGAGACTCGTTTAATTTATTGGATTTAAGGGATTGTCGATGGCTCTTGAGGATGCCCCGCTTAGCGAACGTATGCGCTTTTGGAAAGAGCATAACGATCACGGCAAGTTGCTGGGTGAGCATGGCTTTGCGCTTAAGGATTTAGATCGTCGTGTTGGTGGTCTTGAGCGAGAGACGCACGAAAATTACGGCGCTATGAATGCCAAGCTCGATGACATTGTGGCAGAGGTTAAAGACATTAGTCTGTCAATGTCTAGGGAGGCTGCGGTGCGAGAGTTTCTTAAAGAGCAGGGTAAGGAATCATTGGGCTTGAAATGGCCATTGGTGGTTAGTGTTATTGCGACAATTTGTTCTGTGCTTGGCATGGCTTACATGATGCTGGGTAAGTCTGTTGGTGTTTGAGGAGATGATTATGGTTAGTTCGCGTTTGGGTGGTGGCTTTGTGCTGTTGCTGTTTGTGTGCGTGTTGGTGATGTTGCCGAGTATCGCGGTGCTGGCTGGTGAGCATGCCTTAGTCAGTGGCGATGATGCTATTGGCGCTGCCGTTGGTGTGGCTGTAATGTCTGGCGTGTTTGGTAGCTTGGGCACATACGCTGGGTATGCGGTAACAGGTGTGGGTGCTGCGTCGTTACTGTTGCAAGGGATCTCGTTGATCACCGGCATTACGCCAAGCACGCGTGATGATGAGTACGTTAACGAGGCTTATCGCGCTGTTGTGAAGGTTCAGCGGTGGCTTGATCGCTTGGCATTTAACCCGTCGGCGGATAAAGCGCGGCGAAGGTAGCTGCTATTCATGGCTAACCTCAATCTTAAACTGCAGGGAATGCCAAACGCTAAGTCGTTCATGAAAGGATTTGAAAGCCAGATTCCCTACGCCACTGCGGTGGGCTTAACGCGCACCAGTAAGGCGGTGCAGGGCGATCTGACGGGCAAGATTGAAACGGTATTCGATAGACCAACGGCGCGTACTAAGTCTGCGGTGTTCTCTGCCAGCGCTAACAAGCGAACCTTGCGTGCTCAGGTAGGCATTAAAGATAAAGCGGGCGCCGGTCGTGCTCCTGCTGATTACCTGGCAGCGCAGATCCTTGGTGGCCGGCGTAAGGCCAAAGGCTTGGAGCGTGCGTTGCAGTCACGCGGATTGATGCGCAAAGGCCAGATGCTTGCGCCTCGGCGTGACACCAAGCTCAACCGTTACGGCAACATAAGCAAGGCCCAAGCCCGTGCAGTGATTAACAGCGTAGATTCAGGCGGCGCTGGGCGCGGTCGACAGTACGTTGTTAAAGAAGGTCAGGGCATTTACTGGCGCAAAGGTAAAGGCCTGAAAGGCTTCTTGAATATCATTGACGGACCCACATACAAATCACGTTTTGATTTCTACGGCTTGGGTGCTAAGTCTGCGGCCAAACATTTGCCTGATCAGTTGAACAGGGCGATGGCCGAGGCCATACGAAGCGCCAAGGCGTGAGGCTTAGGGGGTAGGGCGGCAAGGGGTCGGGCTGAGGGTACAAAAGGTACTCCTGAGACCCACCGCACACGGGTAATTCGTGCCGCGTTTGTTTAACAGACCTATGGATTTTCTAGGGGGGTTGTACTGCTGAGAGGTGGTGATGACCTGCTTGATTTTGCTTTTGAGTGACTGCAATGAACCTTGATGACGTGGCAAAGCAAACCGAATTTGCTGAGTTGGTTGGCGCCACTCAGCAGGCAGTTGGCAAGCACGTTAACAGCGGGGTGTTAGATCGCGGCGCCAGCTACCGCGATTGGATGATTGCCTATTGCGAGCGCTTGCGAAATGAAGCGTCTGGCCGCGTTGCCAGCCAAGCCCGTGAACGTCGGGACATGGCGCAGGCCGAAGAGTCTGAAATTAATACTGAAATGAAACGCCGCACGCTGCTCAAAGAAGAGGGCTTGCTGCTTGATCTGGATTCTGTAAAGCAGGTGCTTACCGATTGGGCTGGTATAGGCAAAAATGAATTTATTGGCGCTGTAGATAGCATTATTACGGCAATTGAGTCAGAGCATGGGATTACCGTCGACCGCGAACCGATACAACAGGACATTGATGCTGCCCTCAGAACTATTGGCAGTTACTCATTCGAACCTGGCGAATTTGGTGGAGGAAGTGCGGGAGGTATGGACGCCTCAGCCTGATCAGCCAACCATAGAATGGCTGCCGGCCAATATCCGGTTGCCTGCAGAAGACAGCGCTAGCCCCGGCTTTTACAAAATTGAAACGGTCCCTTATTTCTGGGGCGTAATGCACGCGCTCGACAATGACGCCTGTTGGCTGTTGGTAATGCAAAAGGCCGCGCAGATTGGTTGGACGGTGTTGCTGGCAGCGTGGATCTGCAAAGTTGCCAAGGTTGACCCGAGCCGCATACTGGCGCTGTTTCCTAAAGATGAAAAGGCCCGCAACTTTGTAGACGAAAAGTTTGTGCCAATGATTGGCGCATCGCCTGCTATGAACTCGGTGATCGATGTGAGCACCAGCCGCAAGGCAGGCAACCGCACCACGGTTAAAAAGTTTGCTGGCGGCGAGCTCAAGTGCACTGGATCGAATAGTGTTAGTAACGTTAAGTCGACCAGCGCACGGCGAGGCATTGTTGAAGAACCCGACGACACCAACCGCGACATAGGCGACCAAGGCGACGCAATACGCTTGTTTCGTGAACGCCTAAAGCGTATGCCCAAAAAGAAACTGGTTGTGGGTGGCACGCCATCGGTTGCGGATCTGTCGCAGGTTGAGCATTACACGCGTCTCGGCACCATGCGCATATTGCCGGTGACCTGTCACGACTGCGGCGAAAGCCATGTGCTGGATTGGGAGCACGTAAGCTGGGACAGCAAAGACGGTGGCTCACCGCACCCGGTGTTTGGCTTGCACCTGCCAGACACTGCAATTTACAGCTGCCCACACTGTGGCAGCCTGTGGAGTGACTACCGACGCCAGCGCAATATTCTGGATACCTGCAGAACGGCATTTGATGCTGGCGACAAATTTGCCGGTTGGGTAAAGCAACAAATTGGCGATGGCTACACCGTTGACCAGTGCGAGCCCATCGAAACCTTTACCGAGCTTTCTGAGCTTTACGTCTGCATGCCCGGTACCAGCTTGGCCGACGTGGTGCGTGATTATTTAGAGGCTGAGCACGAAGCCGAGGCAGGCGACGAATCCGCCCGCATCGTATTTCAAAACAGCAAACTTGGCAGGCCGTACCAGTACGCGGCCAACCAAGTGGTGGATAGCGAAACCCTGCGCAAGTCGGCAGAAGACTACCCCGAACTGACATGCCCAGACGGCGGCCTAATGGTCACCGTTGGCGTAGACGTTCAGCACGACCGGTTGGCGGTGATTATCCGCGCTTTTGGTCGCAATGAAGAAAGCTGGCTGATGCACTGGGGCGAGATCGACGGCGATCCAGCCGACAAGCAAGACGCTTGTTGGGACGCGCTCGACAAGCTCATATTTCAGCCATTCACGCACACGCGGTTTGGCAGCATTATCGCTGCGGCGGTCAGTATCGATTCGTCAGACGGCACCACCAGTAACGCAGTTTATAACTGGGTGCGGACTCGTACTAAGAAATATCGCGGCACCTTGGTCATGGCCATTAAAGGCGACAGCAACGACCAAGGCACAAAAGAAATATTCAGCCTGCCCCGGCAAGTTGATCGCAACAACGCAAAACGGCCAACCAAGGCAGACCGCTTTGGCGTGCGGGTTTACATGGTCGGTACCCACAAAGCCAAAGACCTAATTGCAAAACGCTTGCAAGGCACCAGCGCTTATATGCACAGCTGCATGCACGTTCGCCAAGACTACTGGGAGCAAGTCACGGCTGAGGTGAAAGCACCCAGTAAACGGCATCGCGGCAAGCTCCTGTGGCAACTGCGCAGCGGCAAGCGCAACGAGGCTGGCGACTGCGAAAACTACGCACTGCACGCGGCGCACGCCAAAGGCATGCACAAACTAACAGACGGTAAATGGTCTGAAATCGAAGCCCGGCTAGGGCAAAAAACATTGTTCAGCGACACCGGCGAAGCGACAGAGGCCAAGCCAAAACGGAAACGGCGAACATCTACGCCGGTTGGCTCTCTGTTGGGAT